TATATCAAAGAAATGGATAACATAATAGGATTCACTAAACTTAAATCGTATATGTTTCAGGAAGATGCATTTGGACGTTACACACATCAGTTAGGCGACGAAGAGAATGAAGTTATTTTTGCCGCATATGAATCTTGTTTACATTGTAATTTACAACCGATATCTCAAATAACACTTGATATGGAAATTAAATGGGCAAAGGACAGAGATGCTCAGCATTTTTATTTAGGTTCAGGATATGAAGCCTCGTCTAGTTATAAAAGTAAACAAATGAATTTTGAATGGTGGACTGGTACGTATTGGTCTAAGTCAAAAAAACAATTTCAAAAATTATGTAGAAGTGATTCTCGAGCAACTACTTTACAGGATGTCTCCAAGATCCCGTCACTTCTTTCTCGTACTTAGAATCCCAATTTTTATAGTAATCTGTATTACGTAACATCTTTTCAAAGTTTGCAACCTTAGATCTGTTTTGCACAAATAATAAAGTATATTTTCCTTGATTTAATTTAACTTCTTTTACTGTTTCTATTATATCCGGATGGTCTTCCATTATTAAAAGATTTTTTACTTTAAAATGTTTGTTTAGATCTTCGGCAAGTTTTACAGTTTCTTTAGCAGTCCAACGGTCAGGTTGAGCAATTATTACAAGTACATCTTTCTTTTCGAAATCAAACTTATTAATACGTTGCCAAATTTCTCCGTCGGCGTGATCGTCTGTAAGTTCTACAAAGTCTACTTTACCATCAAGTCTTGCCTGTTTGGCATAAGGACACGGTGGTAAATCTGCAAAAACTGGATGTGGTACTTCTACAAACTCTTTTACCCATTTTATTACATCATCGGTTGCTGTCATTAAATATCTCTGTTATAATATATTTACAAAGCATATGGCAGACATATATCACATTTGGGCAGACCATCATAAAGACGTTGACGCATACGAGTTTGCAAACAAGATGCGTAAGTTTTTGGACGGGTTGGTAGATTTGGGCAAAATGAAGAGTTATCGTTTGACCAGAGCCAAGTTAGGTTTTAGGTCTATGGATTTACCAGAATTCCATATCATGATGGAATTTAACAATATGCAACAACTTGATGATGCAATGACTTCTGTATTGCGTAATGAGGAAAAGATAGACGAAGCACACGTATCATTTAACCAACTTGTAGACAAGGAAACTATACAACATTTTTTATACAGAGACTTTCCAGATGACATATAAAGTAAACAGTTGGGACGAGTTTTCTCCCCTAAAAACTTTAATACTAGGAAGTGTGTTTGATACTACATTTTTTGATGCAATAAAAAATCAAAAGATACAGTACTCATTAAAAAAAGTATTTGACGAAACACAAGAAGACCTAGAAGCATTTAAAACAAAAATGGAATCACACGGTATCAAAGTATTCCAAGAACAACCAAATGATATGGGATATAAACCATCTATTATGGATTACATAGATAACGATGGACGTATAGGATATACACAGCACGACGAAATGACTAGAACTAATCTAGTACCAGCACCACCGCTACAAGTCCGAGATGAGACTATTGTTATGGGCAATCAGGTGTTTGTTACAGAATACGCATTTACAGTTAATATGTTAAGACCTTATTACGCAAAATGGTTTGGCGAAGATAACTGTAACTTCGGTGTGTTGGATGGAAATATAACAGGAAGTCGAACAAAACAAAGCATAACAAGTTGGCTTAAACGTTTTGGCAAAGAAAAAGGATTTGGCAACAAAAAACACTATAATGAATTAACCGTTGAAGAAATAGAACAAATAAACGAAAATCATAGAGTTCCGGGATTTTGTGCACCTAATATAACACGTATAGGAAAACATTGTCTTGTAGACGTATGGCAAACTCCAGACATCAAAGACATAATGTCCACACAGTATCCTGCATTTAATTACAAAGAAATTGCACTAGGTGGACACAACGACAGTATATTCTCTGTTCTTAAACCGGGTGTAGTTATTGCGGCAGACTGGGCAAAGGAAAACAACATACAAGAGTCGTTTCCGGGTTGGGAAATAGAATATTTCAAAGATCCTAACTGGAGTTCAGTTAACAAATGGCTTACTCTTAAAGACGTTAACAGAGGTAAATGGTGGGTACCAGGTCAAGAAGACAACACAGAGTTTACACACTTTGTTGAACAATACCTAGGTAACATAACAGGCGAAGTAGAAGAAACTATATTTGATGTTAATTGTTTAGTACTAGACGACAAGCACGTTGTAGTTAATAGTGATAATCCACAACTAACCGCCTATCTGCGTAAGCATAATTTAGAACCAATATTTTGTCCGTTTAGAAATAGATTCTTCTTCGACGGTGGGTGGCATTGTTTAACATTAGATATAGAACGGGCAGGAATTCAAAAAGACTACGGTCTGTAGACCATTTTACGCAAAAAGACGCTTTCGCTTTCTAAAAATTTACGCAACTAGTATACTAAAAAAAAACGCGGTACGCCTTCGGCTTATTGCTCTTCGTCTGAATGGAGTTCGTTAAGCAGTTGTCTTAGTTTTGTTCCTTGAACTTCTGCTTTTACTTTACCAGCATCTTGGCCTTGTCTAGGATCAATGTCTGGCCTAGCATCTTTTGGTGTTGCTGGTGTTACTTTAGATTTTTGTTTAAGTTGATCAAACACTTGTCCAGTTTGTTTTGTAACATAACTGCCTTGCTCTTCTTCGTCTAAACTTCTAATTCTTAATGTATCGATATCGAATTCTAAATCAACTTTTTGTCCAACACCCGAACTAGATCTAGTTTTCATAAACTGTATTTGATATCTTCCACGTTCCCTCATCGCTCTACTTGTGAATATACCAATTACGTTATCTGCTGTTTGTATTTTAGATAATCCACCTGCTATATGCGAATGATCAAATTCTATTTCTTCAACACTTGCTCTGTTTAACTGTGATGCTGTTGCAAGTAATAAATGTGATTCAACTGCAAAATTTCTTAACTCTTCTGAAACATATTTGTCTTTAATAAACAAATCTGCAGGCGATACTCTTTTAGATTTTGGCATCATTAAATCAAGATAATCTATTAATACTGCATCAATTTTCTTTTTATTTTTTAGTTCTAATTCTTTAATATAAGTTTTTACATCAAGTATTGTACTACCACTTGGCAAATATTTTAATTGTAAATTACCTGCTTTTTTCTTTAACATCTTAACTTTCATTTCAACGTCGGCCATGGACTTCATTACGTTCTTTGTTGGAATGTTTGTTGTCATAGCATCTATTCTCATAGCCGCTAGTACTTCAGATAATTCAAAAGAAATGTATACTACATTCAAGCCAGCGAGTGACCAATTCACTGCAAGATTCTGTAGAAATAAACTTTTACCTGCGCCTGATCCACCTGCAAAAATGTTTAGTTCTCCGCGATTAAATCCGCCAAACAGTTTCTTGTCGAGATTTGCCCACCCTGTACTGACTTGTCCGTTTGAACTTTTTAAAAGTTCTAGTCTACCTTTTGGATCCTCATAGTAGTCTGTACCTAGATCACGTGTTAGTCCTACGTTCACTGCATCTTTAACCATATCTTCTACAGGAGCATAATCTCCTTTTTCTAATAAGTCTGCAGATTGAAGTATTGCACTTTCAAGTGCCTTGTGTCTAGAAAATGTTTCAAATTCATCTAACAACCAATTGAAGTGAGATGGATCTAAATCTTGTGCACCTTTTAACTTGATATCTTGACTAGCATTTACCTGATCAACTTCAGGCATTACTTTATATTCTTCAACATAATCTTTAATAAACTTTGCAACAGGTTGTAATTTTCTATCAAAATGTTGTGGTAAAAATATATTACTTGCTCTAGCAAATGATTCAGCATCTGCCAAAAACATTTCTAAATACAACTTTTGAACATCAAAACTATACTCTGCCATACATCTTTCTCTTTAAATCTATCTTAAGTCTATTAGACTCTGTTGTTTTTAATATTGATTGTATTGTAAACAATCTTCCATATTTTAACACAGCATCGGCGACATCGTCAACTCCTTCTTCCCAATCTGGAAAAGCAACACTCCAACGAAAATCCATTGCTTGGTTAATTAATTTTTCTCCCGGTGCATCTCTATCAGGCACTACAATTACCTTACGACCTAATGCATCTATCAACTCTCTTTGTGTATCATTTATCTCTGATCCTAGTATGCTAACGCCAGAAACGGATATAGCATCAAATGGTCCTTCTGTTACAATAACAAATTTTCTACTCCAGTCTTGTGCATCCAAATTAAACACATAACCTGGTTGTACTTCTGTATAATATTTTACTTTGTCTGAATTATCAAACAATCTTCCAGTATATCCTACTATATCACCTTTCCAATAAAACGGTATTATTAATCTTCTATTAAAGTCAAACGTCATGTCTGGAGAGTACATAAAGTCATACCAATCAGGTCCAATGCCTCTTACTTTTAAATAATTTAATAATGAATCAATATAATTGTGTTGTTTGTCTGTTAAGTCTTTCTTTAAATATTTTTCTAACCATACTGCAAGATTGTGTGCATTCTTTGGCAAAGTTTTTTTAACAAACGAAACAAATTTTTTCTTTTCAATAACGTTATCGCTTTCCTCTAATCGCATCGCTTCTATTACAAGTTTTTTAATTGTATTATCGTCAATGCCTAGCCACGCCATCCATTTTTTAGTTTTTAACGAAATTTTTCTACCGGGAATATAAGAAGTTTTGAATCCACAGTTAAAACAATGATAAGATATAGTGCCGTCTGGACTATTCATTATACCACCACGTTTTTTTCTATCTTGATTTTCTCCGTTGTGTATACAACAAGGTCCATTAAAGGCAAGCCACCCAGAAGGAGTTTTTTTCTTACTCGTAGGTAAGGATGTCAGAATAGTTGACTGGATCAGGTTCATAAACTATATTTTATAGTCTATATAACAATTTGTCAAGTGAGCCGTTATTACCAGATGCTCTGTCGTGTGTGAATCTAACGTTTTCCCAAACGCCAGTAAAGTTGTAGTAGGTAATACCGGATTGATCAGTGAAGTCTGTGTTTTGTATTGTATACCAATCTGTTTCAGTTGGTGTTTGTGCTAGTGTACCTTGTATTTTAAAATTACCAGTGTATCCTGACCAGTATGCCGCCACAGTATGAAGTGCTGAATTATTATTTTGTCCAGGTCTTGCAAAAACATTTCCTGAAGTTTTTCTTGTTGTTGCCCCAGACATATTAACAAATACAGGTTCTATACTTGCTACAAATTCTGGATATGCACCACTTAATACTTCAATAGTTCCAGAAGAATTATAACCTGTATCGCTGTAAGTTACTTCTCTAGAGTTATCTGATTTTACTTCTCTAATTGAATAGTTGTAAAATTTAGCATCTAATGAAATTAAATCTCCATCTGAGATTGTTACTGATGCTTGACCTTTAGTTGCTACTGAACTACCGTCGTCTAGTATTGTTAAATTTCTAGTCAATACAGATTTGTTGCTTTCTGAATCGATTAAATTAAATTCGTAGGTTCTAGAACTAACATCTTGTGCTTTTTGATCCTCATTTTTAAATGTAAAAGTAATAGGATTTGATACTCCTTTAAACACTTTTAATCTACGATCGTACACTTTTGCGTTCCTTCCATTGTAACCACTTATTGTGGCAGTTACCAAATTGGTTATTAAATACCTTGAGACTGTTTGCATAGTACATATTTAACAGTATTTATTGGAAAGTGAATGAACGAAATATTTGAAAAATTAGGAAAGAAATACCCATTTTTGACTCTAGTACAAAAAAGCGACTTTGAGTATATAGGTATTGTCCAAAACCAAGACACCAATGTTATAAGTGTGTATGACTATGATAAGTTAGCATCAGCAAGAGAAAAGGAATTATTTTTAACTCTTGGCGAAACTTGGTGGTGGGAGTCTAATAGAAAATTACCAATTAACATATTCCTTAAGAAAGATTTCAAACATTTCAAATATACACTTACCACATTAAGCGGCAAAGATGTTAAAATTGTGCATGGGCCTACTGTACGATTGGCCGATATTGCGAAGAAACGAATAAAGCGAAGAACTATTCAGTTAATGCGTAAACCTACCTAGTCTTCTTCATTTCAGGAAGTATAGCACCTGTTGTAAGATAGTGTAATGTTAAAGGACTATCTGGCTGATAGCCATACGGTTCTGATTTTTTAGAAGAAGTTTTTTTGTTAAGTTTTTTACGGGTTGTTTTTTTCTTTTTTTGATGGTGCATCAAAATTATATTTATTCCTACGCATCAAATTCATCTGTACTACGATTGCATGAGCATAAGCAATAGCATGGGATTTTTTAAAGAAATATGACCCGTCGGCAGGTTTGATCCATACTTCGTTTAGAATATCTTTCCAGTATTTGTGCATTAGGTGTCTTTTTGCTGGACGTATAATTGCTAATACAGCCGCAAGTTGTTCTATGTTTTTAGGCTCTAGTTTGTTTACAATATTAAAATGTCCATTTAAATGAAATAAATTATCAACAACACTTGAGTTTTTTAATATATCCCAATCCGGTTCTTCAATCATTAACTCAACAAGTTCTCGTTCAGATTTTATATCTTTATAGATATTAACATTTAATAAATCAATTTTAAAATAACCTCTACTATCTGCTTTCTTATAATCTAAACTAGAACCTTTTGTATTTGGATTAATAGGAATGTCGTGGAAGTATATTCCAGTCTTGTGTTTTTCGTGTACATCTTTTTTAACAATAGTTGCTGGAGTATGCTTGAACAAATCAAGTACTCCTTGTCTATCGTAAAAATCAATATCTACGTCAGGCATTAGTGTAAATTCCTTTTTTGTTTATGTTCATATTCGTCAATTGCTTTTCCACTACCGGGTTTTAATAAGTCTACTACTTGAAGCATTTTTTTATAACCTTCAGATTGTACAGTATCGCTGTTTACTTCCGGCAAAATTAATTTGCCAATAGACCCATCAGGTTTAATAATAATACAGCAATCTCCTATATCAAAATCTAGTTCGTCTGCTATTTCAACTTTAACTTTACTCAATTCTTGCTCCTTTGGCTGTTTCTTGGACAAACAATAAATCCGCTGGATAACTTTTAAATTTGCTTGACCAATATTCTGGGTTAATAAATTTCTGTGTCATTTGTAATTGTTCGTCTGTAAACGATTGTAACATTTTTTTGCCTGCAGAGCAACCTAGTACTAGCCATGGCGATAGTTTGCCCGACTGTATATGTTGTACTGCTCTATTTGTGTTTACAAGTCTAAAGTAGTCAGACCATTGTGCGTGTTGTGAATCTGCCCAATCCATCATTGTTGTGATAGATCTTTGTAATGCCGCTTCTACTGGTTCAACTTTTAATGTTTCAACAAGGTATGTTTCATACAAATCTTCTCTCGACCAATGGTCAAGTTTTATTCTAGACAATACAATATAGTCTATAAATTTGTCTGGATACAACGGATTAATATGCATCATGAACCTACCAAACTTTACAAATGCATTGTAATAAGGCGATGAGCAAAAGTCATCGTAAGTTCTAGTTTTTGCATTTTTTTGATTTACTTCATAGAATCTTTGAAATACCATAAAAGCATTTTGTACCCATTTTTCATTTTTTTGTAAGTGTCTTCGTTTAGGTTCGCACATATGAACGTGTAATGTTCTTTCCCTAGAGAATGCTTTATCGCAGTATGTACAATTAAATTTAGTTAATTCCGTGTGCATCTAACAACTCCTCCAACTCTCTATCTGTAATAATTTTATCTAGTGTCTCTAAATCGGATTCTTTCCATGTGGGATAGATCTGTTGTAGTTGCTTTAATGATTTATTAGGTACTCGTTTCATTGGTTTGATCCATGGATGAAATTCTTGTTTTAATGCTCCGCACATAGCAGTTAATATCCAACATAATTTTTTGTGTTTACTTGATAAAGTAAACAAATGTTTATTAACACACTCATTAGTCATTTCAACATAATGTTCTACGTAAAATTTATCTTTTGATGATACACTAGACACATATCTCATTAACATATAAGGTGAATACAAAGACTTCTCGTGGTCGTCAATACGATCATAATAATCTTTATTTCTAAAATCAACAGCCTTTAAACCGTTTCTTAGTTCAAAGAATTTACGTTTGGATTTCATATTCTTTTCTTTCATAACTTAAACAAAACATTATAGCATGATCTTTGTTCATAAATCGAATGGTAAGTTCTCCTTCATTATATTTTATATCTTTAATAGGCCATTTTGAAACACGTAATTGTTTAATTAAATTTTCTACCCATTTACCTTTGTCCATCCACACAGGAACTAGTTTGTCGTCTTTGTCTGGAATCATTAACACTGGTGCTGGAATTGTGACCGATTGTCCTTTAGGTTTTACCATACTTCACTGTAATCTATTTGTTCACATTGTCTTGATATATCTTTTACAAAATAAGCACATACAGGATTTTTTTTATTTTCTAAAGGAACACAAAGTATTTGTCCTGATTTAATTTTTGGAAAATACCATTTTACTTCTTGATAGATGTCTACAATGTCTATTGGATGAAAGTCTGGTTTAGCACTTGTTAACGGATTAAATGTAAATGCTTCAAAGCCTCGATCATTTAAACTTGTAATAGGTAATACGTGTAGTTCTCCTTGCTCTGCTTCACCCACAACCATTTTCCAATCTAATGGCATTTTAATTTTGTGTTTACCTATTTCTAATACGGCCGCTGGTGCATTAAACGATTCTAAAAATATAAGTGGTATAAAAAAGTAATCCGGCTCTGCAGGATTTGAATTATCTAGCACAGCAAATCTTAATTGATCGTCAACGAACTCCGGTATTTTTTCTAATGTATAAGTTTTGTTTTCTAATTGTAAAATTTTCATATATCTATCTTTTCTATATTATACGGATAATTGGCCTCTTTGTAAAACTTTTTTCTTTGTGTTAGGTGTCTTTTTGCAAATTTACAAGAACTGGTAATATCCCATATTTGTACTTTATCTTTATCTTCTGCTTTTCTAATTCCTCGTCCAATGCTCTGTATAACTCTTATAAAAGATTTGCCAGGTTCAATAAGAACAAGATTGAATATCCTAGGAATATTAATTCCAACAGAGGCGACTCCGTATGTTGCAATAATGATTTTACTTTCTGCTGTAGACACTTCATCGTAGTGTTCTTTCCTTTCTAATGTTTTAGTTGATCCAGATATGAATACTGAACCTTTTAATTTTTTTTGTAATATTTCGCCTGCAGATATTCTGTCAACTAATATTAATGTGTTACCAGATGATGAAATATCTTTTATTGTTTGTGCCACCCACGACATTCTATCGCTGTCCGTAGTTAGCCATTTTAATTCCTCTGGGTAGTTTTTAAATTCTTTTAAGTCTTGTGTTTGTAAAACATTTACATGACAATTTGCAAGTACACCTTTGTCTTGCAATTCTTTAGCAGGTAACTTGTTAATAACGTCACCAATAGATACTTTGATTCCCATAAACTCATACTCTGCTTTTGGAACTGTACCTGTTAATCCCCAACGTATACCACAATGTGCAAATGGTCCTGTAAGTAATCTTTTAAGCACATCTGCTTTTGCCATGTGTACTTC